TTAACCCGAGCCATCCAAGGATAGACGGTATCTCCGTTTACTCTTGCCGCTGAGTTTCATCAGGAATTCATAAACGACAGGCACGATCAAAAGCAGCACGATAGCATTCGTGACTACGATACCGATCAGCATAAGCGCCCCCATCATGGCCGATACACTGAGCGTCTCCCCCGTGACGAAAAGTCCGACAAGACCACCGATAACCGTAAACGGGAGCGAGAACATAATCGCAAACGGCGCGAGCCCCCCGCCGAATGTAATGACAAGAATGAGGTAAACAATCGCAACGGCGGCTGCCATCGCGAGACCCAGTTGGGTAAAGGTTTCGTTGATCTGTTCCGTAACGCCGCCGTATTTGACTTCAACGTCCGCCGGTTTCTCCAAGTCTTCGATTTTTGCCTCAAGATCGGAGGATGCCTTCGCTACATCTTTTGTGGTGATGTCGGCATTAATGTCGACGACCATCCTGCCTTCGTTGCGCGTGATGGTGTTCGGCGACTGAAATAAGCGATACGTACACCGGGTTATTATTTGTTAGCTGGGTGACATAAAGAAGAACAGCATAGTTTCGAATCCAAATTCCGACTGTAACAATACCCGTGAAAGAATAATGGTTCGAACATAAGGATTGGAAAACAGCTTTAATACCCCATTTCCTTCAACATTCTTGATAACGTGCGCAGCCTTTCACCGATCAGCTCATCATCATCACTCAGGGCTTGACTGAACAGTTTGATATCTTCATTGATTTTTTCATTGTCCGTACAAACAGCCACAGTCATAGCATCCCCCTGCAGACCAACCCTGTCGATGACAGGATTATGCGGATCATATAGATGCTCGTATCTGTAGGCTTCGCGAAAATGCGCCAAGGAGCGGCAAATCAGAATAGACAGATCAAGAACGCGATGGAGAGGCAGCTCCTCGGATTGCCGCGACCATTTTTCCCCTGTATATCTCCATACTTTCGCAGAAATATCGACCTTTCCCCTATCGTTCCACTGAGCTAATCCCAAGGAAAGACCTTTCGCATCTGTATTTCCGGCAAGTCGACCGTCAACCTGCTCATAGTTTTCAGAAACGACAACAGGCTTATGTTTTAACGTAGTAGGAATTTTCATTTTGTTTCCTTCTTTCTGTTACTAAATTAGTAATTAACTAAATTACTAATTCATTGTATTTCATTTTTTATCTTTAGTCAATTCGGTATTCGGCTGTTACCAGTTATTTGGGCCAAAGGGGAAAAAAAGCCCATGTATCAGGACATGAGCTTTCTCAGCAATAAATAGGAATCTTGGGATAAGGCATCGAACACAGCGGAATCAACCTGAGAAATGGACGCGCAACCGTAGTTTAACTCGATAAGCGCTTGGTAAGCGGAGAAAGGTGACTCGTTTTATCGATGGCGCTTTCTCCAGCTTTGTGGTGAGAATCCGCGCTTTGTAATCAACTTCATTAACGCTTGCTTCTCAATTCGCGACAATATATAAGTGCAACATTAAAAGGAAGGGCAACCCCTTCCTTCACCGTTTCTGTTTATAAAACTCATGATACAGCTTCATCAATGCCCGCTTCTCGATCCGCGATACATAAGAACGCGATATGCCCAACTCCTTGGCAATTTCGCGCTGCGTACGTTCCTCTCCTCCCGCCTCGAGTCCGAAGCGGCCGACAACCACTTCCCGCTCCCGTTCATCCAATATATCGAGGTTTCGGTAAATTTTCGATTTTTCAATCTTCAACTGTACTTTATCCACGACATCATCGGTTTCTGTGCCAAGAATGTCAATCAATGTAATTTCATTTACACTAACTTATTATCTGTATAATGGTTCTTTGTTAATTTAAATTATGCACCCAGTGTTAATATGTTGTGTATATGTTTTTTTTAAGTAAAGTTTTCACCTTCCCCTGCATACACTATATCAGGTTTATTTTTCGTCGGTGCTGCGTTTGCGCCCCGACTTTTTTTTATTTGTCCATACTGAAGTTCATCGATCTGAGCGCATATCTCGAATTGCCATTCGATATCGTCTGTCATGGATGCCATTAGCGATAAATTCTGCAAATAACACATTTTCCACACGTAATCCACATTTGCGGACAAGCAGTGGTGTACCTCCATCATTTCCGCATCAGTGAGTGGCCGGCGTTTGTTCACCATCACAACTCTGCAAGCCTTTGGTGGATCGGCATCACTTCCATAGGTACATCCATCCTTTCGCGGCCAATACGCCTAAGATGACAACATATGCAGATGGGAGGTTACTTTGGATCGCTCGCCGGGGTCTGCACAGGTCAATCATAATCACTTTCATGGGACCATCTCCTTTTGGGTTATAGTTTATTCTATGCGGGATGGATAATAAAATTACATATAACTAATAATTTTATTAGTCATTTATAATAATATTGTGTTATACTAGAGAAAAGGTCATAATTGAGGGAAGGTGATCATATATTGGAAGGTTCGGTAAAAATGCCTATACGTAGCAGAATTGATGACGTTATTAAAACAAAAGGTTTAAAAGTTTCTTGGGTGGCTCAACAACTTGGAATTAGCCAGTCCTACTTTTCTCAGATGAAGAAGACAGATGAACGCGGCATTTTGGTAAACGCCATGAGTGCAGAATACTTGGTTAAACTTGCTCATGTGCTTGGTTGTAAGGTTGAGGATATAGCGGAATATGTTGAGGGGGAAAAATCATGAATGTAAAAGTAATTAAGTCGGAACAAGACACTTTTTGGTATGCAGATAGAATTGGCGAAACATTCCCGGTATTGGGTACGATGGTTCATAAAGAGACTCTTCATTTTAAAGTTCCATCGCAAGATAAAACGAACGGACATTACATTTCCGCAGATGATTGCCACATTGTTATAGATGAATTTGAATTCTCGCTTATTGAACGTAATTAACCCACTATAGCTATAAGGAGGTATTATGAAATCACGCAAATTCCCTTCCTTTGACGTAGCAAAAGCATACCTAGAGGAACGTGGAAAATTAGAATTATTCGGCAGAGTTGGGGATCGTGCAGAAATATTCGTATATAATCTACATACGCATGATGGGAGATTATTTAGGCTGTTTGTATATGATGATGGTAAGGTAGAGGTTAGAGGTTGAGGGGTATCGGCATAGTGCTGACACCCCTATTTATTTTAATGTTCGTCTTGTTTTTATGCTCTCCAGTTGGTAATATAAATGCTACCGAAGGAGGGATTATCTTGACATTTGACGAGGTCATTAAGCTTGCACGATCCAAGGGATATACGTTTGCGATCACAGGTTCTGGAACTTATGATATTTGTGAGTTTGCCAAAAATTTCAAAGATGAAAAAAATAGAAACTTACAAAATTGAAGATGACGGCACCCTCACGTATTTTAAAGATGATATGAATTGGCTTATTAATGTGAGATTTAGTCGCCTTGGACTCGTCCGGTAGTGCGATTTTCCCTATGTCCTTCGTTATTCATTGAAATTACTTCTACCACATTTAAAACTTGCCAAAATACATACCCATTTCCCGGGTGACCTCATCCATCCGGAGTAAGTAAGGTTCGAGCCATTTCATGCCTTCTGGATTCTTAACATACTCTTCATACAGATAGTTGTGCTGGTTCTTGGCCCTTTGCATTTTAAGTTTGGCTACCTCCGGATCAGTCGCGGCTTTCAATTGCAGTTCAACCTTTCCGATTTCCGCAAACAATGACTGTACATCGTACCCGGGGCATGCTGTTTTTGCATTTGGAAAATCCTTGTGCGCTTTGGTTTCTTTGTACGCCGGAAGCCCTTGTTTGTAAGCCAGCACTACTGCAATAAGCATCCGTTTATCAGCGTCTGCGAGCGTGTCTGCGGATGAGTATTCACCAGACACACAAATATGCACTGTGTATCCATTACATCCTCCAACGCCGTATTTTAGCGGCAATAAGTCATTGCACAGGTAGGCGGTACCGTTGCGTATCCATACGTCATAAGGGAACCCGGGATCACCTTTCTTTTCGTTACTGGTCAACCTAATGTGACTTCTGGCTATATTGATTGCTAATTGAACATCAGTTATGCCGGCCGTATTCGATTTACTCAATGCATCATGGTGGAGGGCAATCGTTGTGATTTTATTGACATCTCGATTTCCCGTAAGCTGCTCCCATGTATAATTAGGGTTTGTTGGCAACTTGTCCCGGATATCGATGATTTGCGGTACGCCAAGTTCATTTAAAAGATTCTGTGGTATAAGAATTTCCACTTTGTTCGCCCACCTTTCTGATATCCTGAATCCACTTCAAGTTAATGACCGACGCGGCCACACCGGCTATCCATAAGACAGATTCCGTATCCAATTCAATCCCTACATATTGCGTAAAACCAATGAGCAGACACGCCACGAACATGGTCACAAACTTCGTGCTGTTCCATGTCGGTTTCTTCCCGTTGCGTATCTCTACCGTAATTTGTGCCACGATGAAGTTAACAGCAACGGCTATGGATGCTCCAAGCTCCACCTCGTCCAGATGCCATCCGAATTTGTTATTCAGCGTGATCGCAGACATGGTGATAAGTCCGGTTATGAATTTAGGTTCGATATATTTATTCAAGCTGGCTCACTCTCCTCTATCGGTTTACCCCCGGGTCCAATGCCATTTAATATAGCATCCACCACGGATTTTACTTCAAAGTAAGTTTCGTAATCTTCATAGCACAATTTAAATGCCGTTTCCTCGCCGCATATTGCAGCTACGGCGTTAAAGACATAATCGTCCACGGCACAAGCAAGGGGCATGATCATAAGATCCTCCATGTAAAAAGAGCCCCGGAGGGCTCCCGTTTATCTTAATCCAAGTTCTTTTTTTTCATTCTTGTACGACCAATCTCACCGGCCTTATTCAAGATTTCAAGCACTCGTTTAACCTTACGCTCGTCGCTCATATTCGGATTGATAGTAGCCAAACGCTTGGCAGTTTCTTGACCAACAATCGTTTGATATTTAACCAATTGCTCGCCGGTCAAATCGATCCGCTTATCCCTGCCTGTTAAGCGATCCTTTCCTGTGATGTAGCGCGGCACAGCGCGAGGTACAACCTTGCTTTCTCCGGTTGATCCTAAGAGATCAAATACCAATTGAGCCTCCCTTGTAGGTTTGAACGTAGAACGCTGAGATGGAGATAAGAACACGTCGAAGAATGTATTAGCTCTAGTCATTGGCTGTCCCAATACATCGGACCTCTGTGGCAAATCCTGAGCAAGACCTGGTACCCTCGACATGGCTGGATTAAGTAATTTTTCTGTAAAGTCAGGGCTGTATGTTTCGCGCTGAGCATTATCAATTAATTGATTAAATCGTCCGACCATCGATGGAACGGCCATGCTCGGGATTTGTTTCAGCAGATTCTCACCGAATGCTTGATCTTGTTTTCTTCCCCAGGAGGAACATCAAGCGCCTGCTGCAGACCTTGCAGAACCGACGAATTGAACAGCGTATTCATAGCACCGGTAACGACATCCAATCCTTGCTTTAATCCACTTTCGGACTCCCCTTTTTTCAGTAGATCGCGTGCGGATTGGCGTCTTTCTTGAACGATATTCGCCCCGACAGCAAGCGGCATTGATGTTGCTGCGCCCATTCGTACTGCCACAGAGTATCTCCCGGACGTAACTTTGCGGCTTCATTAATGTCTCTCATATTCCCGGTAACTATCGCAGCCATCATACGTTGAAGTGCGGATCCATTAATTTGATACTGACTAAGGCCGGCGCTTCTCTCCAATTCCCTTGTATCCCGGTCCGTTGGAGATTCGCCGCGGAGTACCCCTTTATCAGCCAACCATAATCCGACTCCAGTTAATCCAGTGCCTAGTAAAGCACGCGTTACGGACTGAATTACATCTGCCCGTGTCAATTCGGTATTAGGCTTGCGCAGGATATCATGCGTTTGAAGGATTGCTTTAGCAAACCCTGCAGGGCTGAAATCAATAGCTCTGAGCAAAAGATTTGCAGGCGTTTTGGCAAATGGGATGATCAAGTTACCAGCCCAAACTCTTTACTTCTAAATCCTGTAGAGAGAGAGTTAAGGCCGCGCTTGGCGTTATTCAACATCGTGGAAAGTGCTGTTCTATCCTGCAGCGTAACATACTGACCGTATTGGCTTGCAATGCTGGAAATATTCTCGTCCAGATTAGCCATGTAACGGCTGATATGTCGCTGTATAGCTTCTCTCCCTTTTACTCCATTGTTTATTGCGTCCAAGTAAGCTGATTCTCTCAAACGCTGTTGTACAGCCCTGTTATAAGAGGCATAGTCAAAACCTTTCATGACCGCACCGAGTGTTTTTTTCAAGATATGTCATCGGATTGAGTTTAGACCGGAATGACTGACCGCTGATATCGTATGCCGTAGTTAATCCGTCCGGATTGATTCCGCGCCACCCGGCCCGACCACCCTCAATCAATCCTCTCCAATAGTCTTGTGCTGGAGCAAAGAAGTTCTGCCAGCTAAGCGGACCGCTGAGGAATGTGACTTGACGATCTTTTCCTGTTAATTTAGATACTCCGAAATCAATCGGCGTCGCCAAAGTCCGGGACAATCGTTCGAGACGATACATGATTTCATTACCGACGATGTTACGAATTTGAGTTACAGGATTAAGCAGCATGAAAATGTATTGTCCAGCAGCTAACTTTTTCCCGACTCCAACCTGTTCAAATTTATTGAGTAATTCTTGTAAATCTTGGCTAGCAATTCGCTTTGCGTCTCCAGACAACTCAGATACCTGTTGCGCTAAATTCCTTATAGAATCAATATCATTTTCGCTTAATCGGATGCTGTTTTTCTTCAAAAAGCTTTCAGCTATCTTTTCTTCTTTGCTGATTAAACGAGGCTTTGTCCTCTCCATTAATTGATATCCTAACCCCTCAATGGAAGCTGTATCGATTTCAACTTTTGGTGATTTTGGTCTTCCTTCGTCAGCAATTTTTGTGATGGTAGTTAAAAGTTTTTGAACTTCTTTAACTGATTGATCAGGAGTTGCTTTAGGACTTTCTACACCTGATAATTTTTTAGATAGCGACTTTACCGCCTGAAGGAATCTTTTTTCTGGTGGCGTAGGCTCTCTCTCTGGCATGAGATCGGCTAGTTCATCCGATAAATTCCTGATCTCTTGTAATTCATCATCAACAACATTTCCTGTTTTCGACTTTTCTATTGCTGCTTTAACCTTGTCAGCGAGTTCCTTTGTAAGTTGATTGATCTCTTGTTGTTCTTCCGATAATTTTGAGCTGGATTTACTAGCGGATTGATAAACCTTTTGGCTTATTTGTTTAACATTCGACCCTAAACTTTCAACTGATTTTTCGTAAATATCAAGCAAGTGCGGCCTTATCTGTTCCCCAAAATCACGGATCATCTCTGCTGACCAATCAGCAAACTTTACAGCACCTCTAACGCCCAGCTGAGCCAGTTTAGACGCTCCAATGATCGCATAATCTGCCCATTGATCGAGAGGGTTAGAACTAATCGTAACGCCTTTAGCACGCAATCGTTCTTTCGCGGCCTCTTCCTGACGCTTGAGGAAATCAATTACATTATCACTGACGCGCTTATCCTTCATTTCCCGCGGCGGCTGAGCCGGACGAGGATTGCGAGTCTTATTTGGCTTAACAAATTGTTGAGCATCCTTAATGAAATCAGCTACGGCCTGCCTGTCAGCATCCGTTATGGATTCCCCTGCGCGTAACCGGTCCATAATGTTAATCACATTAGCGGCTCGTTCTTGGCTTGCTCCGGACCGTTGGATTGCTCCGGCTGCTTGCATAATGTCATTGGCGGTGTTTTCATCAATCTTAAGCTGTTGTGATCCTTTAGGAAGCTCACTGTTGATCTTCTGCACCTTACGCTGAGCTGCGATAAGCGCTCCTTCCGGTGTAAGGCGGTTCCAAAGAGATGCGGCCTGAACTGTACGACCCGCTTCTGTAAGACGTTCGGCCAACCTCTCAACCATCGTAACCGCACGCTGCACTTGCCCGGTTCGTTGAAACTCATCGATCAACCGGAATCCGGTTGCTACCTGTTCTGCGTCCATTCCGCCCCTGCCACCTAAAGCAAATGCTTCAGCTTCATCGATGCCGCGGCTTAAACGCTGATTTGCCGAATTTACCGTAGTTTGGTTAGTGATCGGTTCATACCGCCTTGTTGGTGATTGTTCTACACCAGTTCTAACCTCAGGCGTTAATCGATCGGATTCCAACATCGTATTCATCAAGCCACGCTCATTAGATAGTTGATTCCTTACATTACGATTCGACGTTTGTTGTATTGGTGAACGCGGGTCAAACGATACAATATTCGGGTTTGTCTCCGGAGCCAATCTGGAAAGCCCCTCGTCGGCTATCTGAGTTAGTTCGCTTTCTGGTAAAATTGGACGTAATTCACTTGAAACCGTTCCTTGGTCTAATGTGCTAGTAGGTACATTCCTTCTATCCCTAAGCGCTTGAATACCTCTTCCAACTAAAGGTGTAGCTGCACCAATTGCCACACCCAATGCACCGCCTATGGCGGACTGTACGCCTGCCTGAGACAAGTCATTTGATCCTTGAGATAATTCTACCCCTGCGGCCAAAGGTGCGCCTGTAGAGACACCTAACGCTGCCTCACGCCCTACTCTGCCGCCTAACGTTTGACCAATCCGAGGCGCTACGGTGTCAAGTGCTTCACCACTTGCTCGATACAGGCCTGTCCCAGCACCTAAACCAGCACCGGGAACGGCAAAAGGAGCGGCGATTTGACCTATGACCTTGGATACACCTGTAGCCGGAGCCTGACCGGAACGTTGTAAGAACTCTGCCCTGGCATTTGATACCGGCACATATTCGCCGTTTTTAAGTATTGGTGCATCCGGTACGGTATATTCTGCGATGGCTTCAGATACGGGATTCGATGCTATCCAATCAAGGCCGCGAAGGATAGGACCTACAACCGGAATATCGCGTCCAGGCAAAGGTTTAGGCGGTTCAACCGCGGCGGCCTGACGAGCCAAAGTAGATGTGCGAACGTCCATAACCGGTAAATTCATGGTTGTACGTGATGCAGGAGCCGGTTCAGTGGTAGGGGGCGCAACCGATTCAATAGTACGGTTACGGATGAAATCATACTCACTCGATGACGATTGCCGCGTGGACTGACCTGAACGTCCGCTTAACACGCGATCCCGTGCTTCTTTTCCGCGTTGTCGCCTGATTTGTCGTATTTGATCATACTCCGACATGACCTCACCCCCGGTTACCTAATACTTTTGGTACATAGTTCTGCGTCTCTTTCGGAAGATACTTCTTCACGTCGTTCCAGTTCGTGCTACCAGCCTGCCTGATGGCTTTACGTAAATTACCTGGTCCGGCATTATAGGCAGCTAATCCAAGCTCTACACTTCCGAATTGATCAATCATTGACTTGATGTATCTCGCGCCACCCATTACATTCTGCGCCGGATCCCGTGGATCGACGCCAAGCTCTTTTGCGGTTCCCGGCATCAATTGCATTATTCCGTATGCTCCGGCTTTGCTTTTGGCTGATGGATTAAAGTTTGACTCGGTTTTTGCGATAGCACCCAACAGATCAACGGGCAATCCGGTAGAGCTGGCCGCAGATTCAAACGCCCCTCGGTAAGCCTGCGGCACCTTTACCGAGGAAGTCAGTTTCCCTGTCCACCGATTTCTTTTTGTGCTCTAGCTTTGAATTCGTTGATCTCTTTATTGCTTATGCCGAGCATCTTAAGTACCTGATTTGTTTCGGTGTCCGTTGGAAGACCTGCGTCGATGACATCAAGGAACATTTGGTATCTGCGGCTAGGATCTTTGGTTATGACTTTTGCCTCTCCTGTATCTGTTTCAACGACGTCTGTATAGTTATTTCTAACGTTATCAAGCACTTGGTTTGCATTCAAACCGCGGTATTTATCGCCGCTATTAGACATTTCATAGTCTAATTGCGCCCATTGACGGTCATTGTCGTCTTGAGCAAGCGCCAATTGACCGTTACGGTATGCTTCATTAGCCGCAAATTCTAGTCCAAAGCGGCGAACATCTTCGTCAAACTTCTGCTTGTACTGTTCATCGGAAATTTGGTCGCGCAACTTTTGATACTCGAACTTTTGGATCTCCATTTGCTGGTTAAACATATCATTCTGCGTCTGTCGAGTCGGGATTCCACGGAAGTTTGCTGCATTCTGTGCTGCTGTTGCATAATCTGCGTCAAAGCCAACGATACTCGGGTCAATACCCATTTGATACAATCTATTACGTTCAGCATCAGCCGCGGCACGATATTGTGCCATTTGATCTGCTGTGACTCCAGACTGTTCGGCTTGTTGTTTCAGGCCAAGTATGGTATTGATGATATCTCTTGCACCATCGGGCATATAGTAACCGGTTAGTCCGGCTTCTTCTCTGGAATCTTGTCTTCTGGCTAAATCATTGGTAAATGCTGTTTGACCCTGTCTTTCTAAAAGTTCGATAACATCTCTTACGTCAAGTTGTTGGTTTCGCTGCTGTGTGTCTTCACGTGAGATAAGGTTATACACCGGGTTTAACAGTCCGGTTAAACTAGATATCTCTGCTTGCCGCTGTGCTTGTAACTGATTTTGAATGGATGGAAGCACCTGAGTCATCAGATATTCATTCGCGTCGTTTTGCGCTCTCTGCGCGGCATTACCGAGGGCTGTAGAACGTCCGAAACCTGCTGCTCCAAGCGCCTCTTGAGCTGCCCGTATTCCCTGCTGCGCACTTTTCTGTGCTTGTGCTTGCGCAGCTGCATACTGAGGTGTAGAATAAGGATCCTGCATCGGACGATTAATGATATTTTGTATTTGCCCGATCATCTGCGTATATTGATCGACGTAAGGATTGGTGCGAGTCGTTGGATTCGTCACTTGCTGGATATATTGATCAGTCAATTGTTGTTTCTGCTGAGATCGTTGGCTATTTTGAAACTGGTTATAAGCGTTGTCAAAGTTTTGTCGGCTTGTATAGGTGGTACCATTCAGATTCAGTTCGGGCTTCATGAAGTTTTGACCTTTTACTTGGACATATCCGGTATTTTGATCATATCCGATATCGTCATTTGTGTATCCTTTACTCAAAAGACCTTGTCTGACACCATAATCAACTGCCAACGTGACCACCTCCGGTAAAAATAAAAAGCCGCTTAGATAAGCGACTTATGGTATAATATGGGTTGTACAACTGAACTTGGGCGGTAGGCTGCCTCCGGGAAGGAGGTGTTGCCTATGCAATTTTCGTTCAATGATTTGTTACTGTTCGGGATGTTTATCCTCGCGCTGTTGACATATCTTAAACGGAAGTAACCCGCCCAGGTTAGCGCCACGGCGGGTTACATTTTCGGGTTCCATACTCGGAGGATTCCGTCCAAGTGTTGTACGGGGAGTCGGCTGGCACCGGCTCCTGTTGTTATTTATAAGCTTATCACGTTTGAAATATACATTCAAGGTTGAAGTGCTGCTTTTTGGCGTTCGAGTTCGGCTAGTTCGGCTTGGAGTTTTAGTCTAGACTCTTTACTTCTATCAATTTTTTTTCTTTTAATATCGATTCGCGATCCGGGTTAAATTTTAGTTCTTTTTCATTTATGTCGATAACCATGTCCAATGCATTTATGTTGCTTTTGACTATATTGATTTGATATTCCAAACTTTCTAAACTAACCGTTGGTTGTGGTTCAGTTTGCGGTTGTGGTTCAGTCACTTGAGAAGTATCCTCCTTTTTAGGTTCATTCAATAGAACCTCATTATTTTCAAAATCTACTTCTAATCCCAAAGATTCGCCTATAGCGCGAACTGGCAAGTAAGATGATCCATCAACAACAGCAGCTTTGTTTGGCAGTTCATTACCGTTCAACTTTACGACAAACTCTCCCTGTACGGATTTTCCTATTAAACTTTCAACCGCCGCGGATACGTTAAAAGATAAAGCAAGTGCCGCGCCAACCAAGGCACCGATCAGATATTTTCGCATAATATCCCACCTTTTACCATTTTTACACATTATACTATGATGGCGGTGGGTTTTCTAGTGCCGAGATTCTAGCACTCAATGAATCAAGTTCTTGTTGCAAGGTTTTCCCGTTTCCGGTGCTGTATATTTTAGACCAGGATGGAAAAATAATTCTTGCCAGTGTTGTGATATATATATCTGCTTCACAGGAAAATTGAATGCCTAAATTATCACCGATTGGCGTTCTAATCTTGAGTGCAATATTGTCTAAGTCGATTAATGCGTCTTTACCATTAGCATGAAATTGTAACGCCGGAACTCCTGCCGAATCCGGAATGATAGAAATATAATTGTTGGCACTAGCTTCCGCTTTGAACAAATTTGTCAAGCTATTAATTTCAATATTTGGATACCCTGTTGCTACTGTCCTGAATAAGGCCCCAACCAATGTAATAAATCCCGCTGTATCCGCAACAAACGTATCCTTCACTCCATCATTAATCCGGATCCCATTAGCGCTGATCTCAATAAAAGCCCCGCCAGCATAATCCGCTCGCACCGTCACGATTCCGGCATTAAGCGTACCGGCGTCGATATGATCTGCCGTTAGAGAAACAACATTGAGGCTGTCTAACGACACCAACAAGTTATTGTACTTTTGGATAAGTTCGCTTAATTTTGTTTCCAAGTCTCGAAACTCGGCAAACGGCGGCAATCCCGCTATGTCTGGAATTGGCATGCTATCACTCCTTAATTCTGGACTGGCTGAATCCTTGAATACCTCTGAACCTGATACAATTCGACGGGTCCGGTGCCGCTGATTCGATTTCGATACCAGTTGCACAACGGAACACGGTCTAATGGGATGATGATATTTTTGTTTTGCGCTCTTATATCCGCTGAGGTATCGTAATTAATCAAGAACCACTCCGTATCTCCTCGATCACTTGGAGCCACCTCAATTGTCATAGTCGATGCGGGAGGAAAGTATCCTTGTATGTGCAGCTCATACAGTTCCTTTTCCGCTTCCATCGCTCCGTCATCAAACGGCCTCGATGTTGTGCTCCAAGAGATTGGCGTCCCATTGTCTGTTGTGCCATTGTTCAGTCGATACGTTTGACCTGTGTAATCGCCCGCGTAAGGCACGTTATTGAGATAAGCTCCGTAACGTAATCCACCGAGCGAAATGCTCCTTACGCGCCATTTTCGGCGGTCTGGACGTGGGTCATAAACAAGTTCAGTGTCCGGTTCCGTGTTTGATCCGGTGACGAGGCAAAGATAATACTTGAGACCGTCTGTCCAGGCGAAGCATTTACCTATCTGAGCCGTGTTAATGTTGTTGAGGTATTTGCGGATAGGCTCACCGATTTCTCGCGCAGCGCCACCGGCGCCAATGTAAACATCCTGCTGGCCGAGCCAGAATAGATATGAACCAACCTCTACCACCGTTTTGAAGTTGACGCATCCAATATTGTTGGACTGCTCAACGAGCCTATGAGTCACGCGGCTATCTCCTGTATGGAAAATAAGTGCGAATGCATCTTTTTTTGAATGCCCAAATTTGTCCTTCAAAGCTGTATAATGCGGTGATATCTCCACCGTTTGCGGTATAATACTGAACCACCCCGGCGTTATCCACGGTTGTCCAATCTGTCGCGTTTTGGAAGGCACAATAACTCACCGTATCTCCGGATGCAATATACACACGTCGGTTATCCGCAGCTACATATTTTCCTTTTGGAGCACTTGAAGATAATACTGAGAGTGTTGTACCGTTCCAGTATTGAACCGCGTCTGTGCCGTTGGTTAGGATTAGCGCCGGTCCATTAACGTCAAAGTTCGCTGCACACCAGTCTGTTGCGGCCCATGTTCCGGAAATGTCAGACCATGTCGTACCTGTTGAGTTATACTGTAGTTTCGTTCCTACGGCTCGTACAAGGTGCGTATTGTTGAAATTCATGAGCAGGTAGGTTACACCTCCACCGGAAGCACCGTAAGCTGTACGGCCTTTTCTTGTAGACAAAGAAGGGTAGTGGTCAAAGTCCCAACCGTACCCATCTGTTTCTTCATTGTCTTTCAAGTCCAACGGATTATTCCCTGTGTTGATGCCGCCTGAAAATCATAAGCAGAGCGGCGGTCCAGCGCCCTGGGCAATGCTTGCCACACCATATTATCACCCCTACGGCGTTGAATTGATCGTCAAATACCTAACGTATCTTCCATTCCGACTGCGGTTCATTCTCGGAAGAGTATCTATCGGTGAATCAAACTCAGGCTGTTGTAGCTTCATTTTGATTTCAAGCTCGATGATTTTGTTTTCGTGCTCGCTCAAGTAGTTGTTGTACATGATAACATCCTTACGGGCTGCTGCTATCCGTTTGAGCACGCCCAATTTAAGAAGTTCTTGATACCTAACCGGTACTGATGGTTCGACACTTAGATTGGAAGGAGATATGTCCTCCGGCTGCTGATCAAGGTAAATATAAACCAACCGATCATCCAGCGGACCTCCAGGAACGTTGATGTAGAAGTTATTCTCCAAGATGGTGTACCAATACTGCGCATATGGGACAAATTGCCGGTTGTCATTCTCGATATAGTCAATCTCAGTGAAGTCTGGTGGATCCGCATCGTTGACTTGAATCGTCATTACTTTGATACGATCCTTCTCTACACCGTTAGGAATGGGATAAATATAGTTCCCGTCCACGGTGGAAAAAGAAAAAGGAACCGAGTCGAGTTGTAATATCTCGAATAGTTCCCTTTGTTCTTCGTTCATCCAGACTATTTTTTGTTCTGTTGTGAATGAATTCCGATAACGCAAGTTAATATCGTTTAAAATTTGTTGAACGGTAGCCACACTCACCCCTCCACATATCACTTTATTACCCAGCCAGTGTTATCGCCGATGCCTGATTCTTTGACGTATAGTTTTCCGTTTGATACATCAATACATAAACTTCCGGGGTTTGCGGCGATTTGTCCATTTGGTGCGCCTGAACTTGCGAATAAACTGATACCATCATAGAATGTGGCGAATTTGACAGTACCGCTTAAAACTCCAATGATTGGCAATATGAAGTTGTTATATCCTGACTCTAGATTAATATCCACTCCTGTTTGACTATCAATATAAATACCACGCTCGGCTACGTAGGTGTTTAGATTATCATTTATTCGCAGAAGCGTATTGTTGCTTAAGCTGCCTTTATTGTATCCTGATTGCAGCGTTATTCCGGCAACATTTGCCCACGAATTATCTTGAGGGTCAACAACAACATTGTTCGAGCAGACAAACCCGAGGTTGGTATGGTAGATATTTATGCCATTCGCATACGGATGATAAAGCATATTCCCTTTGACGATTGCCCCAATAGTGTTGTGTAAAAGTATACCAGCCGATGTACGTTTCCCTGTATGCCGGTAGAGTACAATATATTGTCAGAAATCTCGCACATGAATGCATATTCATTCGGGTTCCCCACCACATTTGCAGCCCCGCCTAGTTGTATACCTACTCCTGTACCATCGCCGTGAATGGTATTTCCTGTGGCCTTGCATTTATGAGGAGCAAATACCTCCGTAGCGCCTATGGCAATACGGATCATAGAAATGCCTATTTTACATCCTCTGATGGTATTGTTAGAAAAAAATGATGTTTTCGCCAGCATGCGTGTCAAGAGCCTCGTATGTTGGGATATTTTCGATTAGCATCCCCTCGACAAGACAATCTTTACTACGGGGGTAAGCCATCAAATCAGATGACTCGGACGTTCTAGTAAAGGCTACACCATAGGCGTTATTGTTCTGCCCAGGAATAACCGAATCAATATGACCGCCACGAACTTTAATATTTGTAACGGACTCGCCCATAATCGCTCCATAACCAATGTTCTTGAAGTTACAATCTTCGATGTAAACGTCCTTAGCGAACTGCATATATACACCATAGAAGCCGATGTCATGGATATATACGTCTTTCAATCGGATATTCGATACGTATGCCGCGGAGTTATCTCCCGTAATGTTTACCGCTCGGGCCGCGATATTTGCCGTATCGTTTCCGGCCCCTTGTAGCTCTAATCCGAGAATGGTTACATTGGACGCCAGAGATAGAAGATATAAATGTGTTGACGTGTTAACTATCTTTGCACCATAAGCTTCAAGCGTTATATTTTCGGGTATTTTGAGAGTGGACGTTATTTTGTAAGATCCTGGAGGTAACCGTACCACACCGTTAACATCACTAGCTGCATTTAATGCGGTTTGGATGGCTGATGTATCATCCTTTAGGCCATCTCCCTTTGCCCCGTACTCTTTAACATTATATATAATGCCGCCCCACGTCTTATAGTTAGTCAATGTATTACCTACATTTCTACTAATCAAGGCCGGTACGGAATTGGTGTACATGGAATCACCTCCAAAATAAAAAGACACCCGGAGGTGTCATTTGCTACTGTAGTATCTCTATAACGAATTCTGTTTCCCGTTCTTCAACTTGTTTCCAACTTGTCCCTTCCGGCACATCAGCCCGATAAGGATCTTCTCCTGTCCCTGTGCCGATTCGAGATACAGTTATGGTGTCGCTCATCACAATACCTCCGCAGAAAATTTATCAGCATAAAGCGACGCTGGCGTTCCGTTCGTTCCGAACCTCACCCCTGCCTTTGTTGCAGTTGCGTTGAAATTATCAGTTATCTCCGTTATTAACGATCCATTAAAATAAAGACTTATTATATCATTGTTAGCTACGGCCATAACCGAATAATCAGTGTTAGCATTTACCGTTGCAGATATATTCGCAATAGTGGTAAAAACACCCGCCACACACTTAACCAGTTGAACCGAACCTGCACCACCAGAAGTTTTACTTGGACGAGCTACCCAAAAATTATTTGCATCAGTCATGCGAAATATAACGCCGACATTTCTCGTTATCAGATCAGCACCAATATTTACCGTTAGACTAAATCGACCGTTGCTCAGTCCCGACTCCAACGAACAAATAGCTTGCCCACTGACGACGGTCGGGGCTTTCAAAAGGTTTCCACTAATTTGCAAATCCCCGACATCTTCCGACCAAATTTGACCTGTATCCGCTGTCCCTATAGATGCAGAGTCAGAGCGATCAAACGTATCATATACCTTTACGCCTTTCTCAATCAATTTAGCCACCAATTGTGCAGATCGGTCATCAAAAGCACCGCCTCCGGAAATTTTACCCCATGCCATACGATCACCCCATAACAATAGCTTTATATGCCACTGTAGTTGTGATGGTAACACTCGTAAATGGGTCAAACTTACCTTCAAACGGCTCTTTTGGGTCTACTGTAATCGTGATACCGTTTATCGTAAAAGTCAGAGCCGTTGAAGCGTCTCTATTTACGATAGCAAACCCTGTCATGGGAGTTGTAAACGTCCTAGTATTGGTTGTTGAACCACTCCATGAATCTTTAATAATATTGCCTGTTACTTTAACCGGATACCCATTCGAGTCATCCACGTTTCGTATTTTGTTGTCTACCCCCCGTACGCCGAGGTACATTGTCATTATGATCACTCCTTACTGTCTCGTTCGGCTTAAGCAATAGCGCTAGTTGCTCAAGCAGTTCATTGGTGCGCCTTAACTCTCTCAAAACATCGTTGTTGTATCGTTCCGTATCATTGATTCCCTTGAAATGATCCATCCGTGCCTCCTACAAAAAAAGAGGAGCATAAGCCCCTCCTATCGTCTCTTCATCAGGTTATTTTTGAGCAGCATTGCCCGCATTTCGTTGTAATTCACCGCGAAATCACGTGTTCCTTGGCTCATATCATCAGTTATGGGGATTTCTGAAATGAACCGCATTTTTTCTTTGTTTGCATCGTCTTGGAGATTGCCGGGAACACTCACTTCCCACTTAACTTCTTGGCTCATGGATTATACCCTCCGTTTCACCACTACACCCCACGTTCCAGATGCGAGGTCTACGGTACCGGCTGATCGATTATGAAGTGATATCACAAGCGTATTGGCTGCAGAAACTTGCGCTTGAGCAGCCACACCTTGCGTATCATACGGCGGGTAAAGCTCAATGTTGTCGCCGATAGCCGCGCCGGTAACCGTTATACCAGTTGATACCGCAACAGCACCCGTTGCGAGAGAAGGCGGGTCAAAGGTGATTGTACCGGAGACAACCACCTTTGGAGCCGACACGCCAGCCGACGTTCGAAATTCATCGGCAATGACAATTCCATCGCCGCCTGCTGTTGATCTAAAATCTGTCGCCATCCGTTACCCCTCCTTATACGCCCGGCGAACCGACGACGCCTCTCCAGTTACGTACTACAGTGCTCTCCCGGAAGTAGCCATCCCAGCTTTGAGAGCCGTTAGGATTCATGTACTTGCGCTTCTTAAACTCAGGCTTAATACGGAAAAAGTGGATCATTTTGTGCTGCGGCGCTTGCAGGAACCATGCTGTTTTCGATGCCATGAAGTTGGAGAACACATACTCCATGTCAGGCAATACGTTCTTGTCGTTGTTAGCTGTACCGGCACGTTGGCTAGATTGGAACACCGTAGCGACTTCAAATTGATTGTCCTTGTGCGTGATGAATTTGTTCGGGATCATCACCACACGCTTACCTGCTTCATCATTAATCGAGTTAAACAGGTTAATACCGGCTTTAATGTTTACGTCATTGATTGGACCGGAAGCCAAGTTAGATTGTGTGCCGGCCAAGCCAGTTTTGCGGTATGGGTGATCGCTTGCACACATGGCTTTACCGTCATATTGAGGCGTTGTAAACGCATTGTCCAGCACACTAACCGAGTTCTGTTCAACCGTGTTACGTCCGGCGTGTCCAGCGTCCCGTGTCATATCCTCGACAATTTTGAACACACCTTTGTTGTACTCGGAGTCGTCGATCATTTCACGGGACATGACGATCTCTACTCCGTATGGAGTGTGTTCGGTTACGATCAGGTCGCCCAGGTTAAATGTATCTTGTTGGGCGTTCTGCATTTCATTCTTTACTTGCCAGTTAGTAGTACCGGCGAACGATTGGTATGTTTCGTTGTGCTGCAAGGATGTTTCGGCGCGGAGGTATCTGCTCCATTGTTCCGGAAGCTCGTCCCACGCTTCAAAGAATGCCTCATCGATTTTTCGTGTCCAAATATTATTAAACTGACCTGTCATTACTGGCATTGTTTATTTCCTCCCCTTAACCTACGTTAGCCAAGTTGGCTGTCGCGAAAATTACATCAACGGTCGCTTGTGTATTGTCATAAGCTTGCACATAGCACATGCCGCCGGTGGTGTCGTCTGGATTTAATGTTGTTTTGTTCAACAAATCAAATGCTGTAGTGTATAAGTCTGTTTGAGAAAACGTTTTTTTAGTTCCCGCTGTAGTAAACGGAAGGCGAACCACTTGATTCCTCACCAGAGTTACGGAAATCTTGTCAGATGCGGTTGCTGTGGTGGTGGTAATATCATCATTAGCAATCCCGATGATCGTTGTAGAAGCTGCTGCTGCCGCTTCAACTTTTCGGGATGTCGCGTTGATTTGTACCAAGTCTCCTGCTTTGATCGTTTGGTTATCTGCCACAAGCAAACCGCCAACGACGATAGGTACGTTTGTATCTGTTACAAACGATCTTACAATGCTAGCCATGTGTTAATTCCTCCTTATTTTGCTTTCTTTCGTTGTTCACGCCACGAATCCAAGTCCGTAGCGGCTTGAGAATTGTACAACCGTCGCGCCTCAGATTCGGAAATACCCATTAGTTTTGCGTCACGCAGAACTTCCGGCGGGAGAGGCTTTTCACCTACCGCTGTGCTCGGTGCGTCACGCTGTACGGTGCGCGGTTGCTGCGCTCTACGGGCGATTTCCCGTTGCTGTACTTCCAGCTTGATCTGTTCGGCTCGTTTGTGACCGCCAAGCGCCCAATACGCCTCCTCTACGGTAAGCGCACCGTTAGTCTTATCGATCTTTGCCAGAATCTCGCGCTCCATCGATGCGATTCCTGCATAGTCAGGATTATCCTTGAGCCGGTTAATCTGCATCTGTACGCGGAGCTCTTTAAGTTCCTGCTGCTGCTTCTGCTGCTCGATGTACCATTGCGTTTGCTCATCGTCCCAGCCGTTTTGATCGGCCAAACGTTGGGCTTCACGCTGCATCTTGGCTTCTTGAGCAGCCTTGATCAGTTGGTCAGGGTCACCACCAAGCGCTTCAATAGCTTGCTTGTGCTTGCTGTATTTGCCCTCTAATTGCTCCTCAAGTTCTTTGCGCAGCTTTTCTTCAAGCTTCGCTTTCTCGCGCTCCATACGCTTCTCAAACGCTGTTTTCTCACGCGGAGGTAGGTCAATATCCTCCGGATCTTCAGCGTCCTCTAAGTCATCTGCTGGAGCGTCTTCATTCTCCTCATGTTCTTGTTCCTCTACGATTTCCGGATCTTGTTCCGGTTCCTCGTATCGGTCGTCAGGAGTGATTTCATTTTCTGCTTGCTGTAACGCGGCGTCCGTTACCAATTCGCCCGATGCTTTCATTTGTCTAAACTCGTTTAAATCCATGTTAATCCTCCTTTTGCGTAGCGGCATCCCACACGATTCGCCCGTAGATACTGTTCATCTTGTCAGCCCAAATGGCAATAGAAAAGGCTATCGGAGTCTCGCCGATAGCCTGCTAAACATATTCAACCAACCTATCCATGTTCGCCGCCATTACGTCATACATAATATCGACTTGAACATGTGCGTTTAGTTCACCTCGCGCCCCAACATCAACATTTGACCATGATGTAGCAATGTTTCCGTCAGGACACTTAGCCGCGAAGATGAAGCCTGTAATTTCTCCGTCTTTGGCAAGCTGTAATAATCTTTCCAACGCTTCTACAACGTTATCCTGAGCTGTCTTAAATTTGACAATCTTGCTCACCGATAATGTCCCCCTCGCATATGCTCTTTGACGCTATGTGTCTGATTCTCCGGCGTCCAATGACCACAGGCCACGCATTGAGCGCCACCTTTGTGGAAGAAGGTAAATCCCTCGCATTTGACACATACCGGCTGCTGAAGGATCTCTTTCCGTAGATTCGGATTCTTTTTGATCTGAGATCTAATGTAGTCCCTGACCATGCGGTCTTTGCTGTCTCGCGATAGATAGTGAAGCCAGAATTTTTCTTCATGCGGGTCAAACATATGCGTTTGCTTGTCATATCGTACTGCTGTCAGACTCATACAGGTGCACCTCCTTGCATCACTTGAAGTTGTGGCGGTATGGTCGGCGGCAATCCACCTGCACCAGGAGGCTGTGTCATCGCTCCGGGCATCATCATTTGGTTAAACTGATCGTCAGACTCAAGCGGTAAACCAACTTGTGTGCGCAGATAATTTCTGATTTCCTGCCATGAGATGACTGGTTTTCCCTCGACCGTTAGTTTGGCAAGGTCAAGCAATGTTTGATAAACAAATGCTTTGTCTGTCGGTAGTCCGTTGCCTAAGCTTAGTCTGAGGTCAAATTCAGCTTCTCTCGTCATCGGCTGCATGGATTCGTCAAGAAGCTCTTTTATGGTGTCTTCTCCTTCAAGCGGCGACATGTTCGGGACCATGATCGGCACGTTTTTTTTAGCTTAGATGGGTCAAGGAATTTAAAGTCAGGCGTATCTCCGTTAATTCGGATCCACATGCCCTCGTCCCAATTGGTCACCATCTCGTCATACAGAAGCTCAAGTATCCGTGTCCATCCCTGCTTGAGCATCTCCATCTTATGCACGACTGTCTTTTGTCCGGCCTGCTGTAGTGCGATTATCGCCGACGCTGCTGTAACACCTTGCCCCGGTGTGTTGCCACGGTTAACTCAGGCCTGCCGGAAATTATATTAGCCTCTTCAAACGCTTTCTCACGCCGTCTCGGGACATCAGGCGATACCGGTATAGGCGGGATCGGTGTAAATGCGTTGATATCGCGGAACGGTATCCGTAATCCCGGCTTGTTCGTCCACTTCCGCGCATCGAATCCTTTCCCAGCTGCCGTTAGGCTAATTGCCATCTGAGGATTACCCATTAGACGCGCTGACATACGGATCTGATCGTCCATGTCGTTGATCAAGTCCTGTGTCGGGAATAGATACTCAACGTCACCCATACCCCATCCTGTGCCTCTGCGCGGATAGCAGATAATGACTTCAAATGGGAATTGGTTGCGGCGCTGTAATTTCGTTCCCTTGATTCCTTTTTCCCGGCTATCCTCAAGCACAAGGTTATTAGCCACATGGACGCAAAATATATCGCCGTTCTCGTCTTTCATGTAACACTCGATCAAGAGTGCTTTCTGTGATGTGATCACCTGCACCTCATCTGTGCGCATCGTATCAAGGTCAAGTGTCGGGTCATACGGCCATGAGACTTGTCTCTTTACGTATTTGCCCCACTCCGGAAACATGCGCCGTATATACGAGAGTGGACGCGGTACCGCATGGATAATAAACTCGCAATCCTGTATTAAATGTGCAGCTGTCCATTTGGGATCAGGGAAGAAATTAGCTGGCGACACCACCTCAAACGTAGGAAGCCCACGGCCTTGTAAAGCTTCATGATCCGTGAATACTTTGATGATCGATGTGCCAAGCTCCAGACGGTCATGCTCGGCTATGGTCAGCTTGTTTTTGAACTGGTTGCGGTCAAGTACAAACTCAAGTGCATGACATACATCGTCGGCATACATCTGATCTCCGGGTTCGCGGCCTAATGCATCTACACTAAACGGTTTATCGATGATGTCGCTGATCTCGCTGTCGATAATCGGCTTGATGATGTTCGTCACGCTGCCAGGCTGATCTTCCGTTTCTGGTTCGTTTTGTATGCTATGAACGTAGTCATCGCACTTTGCCCATATATTCATTAAGTCCATCTGCATTTTAGCGTTGTATGCGCCTCTGAATAAGTCCTGTACATGTGCGGCGAGCGCCTTCTTTTCGTCGCTCTGTTCAGGTATCTGTACAGGCTTATCCGCTGCTTGTATCTCGTCTATGGGCTTGGATTTCTTCTCCTTTGCCATGATGCGCCTCCTTTCTACATGCTGTGTCTGCTGCCGCTATTCAACGGATCACCCGGGTTCCACGTGCGCTGTCTCACGTTCTGTGTAGCTCTCATTTCCTCGTCACGCCGTACAAAGTCTAGCTCCTGCTGCAATTGGAGGATTGTGCGATCCTGCTCTGCTATGTGCTCTGTCGCCTCTTTGTAGCTGTCCTCTAATACGGCGATGCGGTGTGTCTTCTGCACAACGTAGTGAGCCATGTAAAAAGCAGCGGAGAATAGGATAACTGCGATTAGTAAGCATAGCAGTAATATCAAAGTTTGCGTCAACTGAACCATCCTCTCGCCCAAGAATCTACATCATCCCTATACTGATCCTCAATCTCACTCTTATGCACCATCGTACCATCGGATTTGCGTACCCAGTTATCACCTGTGTTGCTGTTAGGTAATGGCGTAGCTCCCACAACAATATGCTGCTCTGTCGGGTCAGGCCTGCTCATTAGACCGTATCGGCATGATTCCGGCCCATGATCCTCTACCTTGTCGCTTACGTCCTCTACATTCCTTTCATGATGTATTAACTGCGGCAGTGTGCGTACCAGGTTCGGGCAAGCCCCATCGAATATCACCCAATATGGCATGCCATCCGGTGCCATCTTCATGTACTCACGCATCCGATTCCAACCCAGTATGCGGCTGTTGTCGGCCTTATCGAGCCACACCCCATTGTCCATAAAGATATCCGCGATACTCTCGCCCTTTACTTCACCATTTGATGCCATTGCCGTACCGCGCTTATGCCACATATCCGGAGAGGCTACGGTGTATTCGATGTTTTCCCCTTGCGACAGCTCAATAATCTTACGGGCAACGTCAGAAGCGTTGGTCTGTGTAATGTATAGTTCGCGGTATGTGTAGACTCTGCGATCATTGACAGCATGCCAGTAGACAGCACAAGGGTCGTTATATCCCCAGTCCATCGAACAGAAGCGCATCCAGTGTTTAGGTATATGAAACGGTTGTATAACGTGTGTATCTCGACGCCACTCTCGGAAGTACTGGCCGGCGAATACATCCCAATTACCATGCAAAAAAGCCTCCCGTTGATCGTCCGGAAGACTTTCGAGTGTTTCCACGTATTCAGGGTTACTGTTCATCAACGCGTGATTGTCATACACCTTAGCTGGTATGAAGACGTAATTCTCAGGCTTTTCTTTTCCTCTGTACTCACGGTCAATGAACAACCGTTTAAACCACGAATGCCCTATTCCACCAGGATTTGAGGTGTAATACATCCTTGGCTTGAAGTCGGTCCGCGTTGACCGGTTGGACGTTTCAAAGAAGTCTCTCATGTACTCCGTGAAATGCGTTGCTTCCTCTAGGCCGATCACATCGTACTCCTGCCCTTGGTACTGGAATACGTCCTTGTCCGTGTCACAGTATCCAAGCTTGATACGAGATCCGTTAGGGAAGACGAATGACTTTTCATCGTCCTTATAACGGGCAAACCCATGCAACTCACTTAACAGCGGCAATACGTGATTTTCACGCAGTTCTGGAAGCGTGCGCCGTAGCAGCAATAGCTTTAAACCCGGATACTTGAGCGCCAATAACACAAACTTGCGACGCATCGCCCACGATTTGCCGCCACCGCGAGCGCCACCATAACCGATATGTCGAGCTGTGGAGAGGAAGAATTCTTTCTGGCGCTCGTTCGGATAACCTTTCAACTTTAATTCGCCCATGTGTCAAGCTCACCTTCTAATGTAACTTTAATTTGTGTGTTGTTCGTGCTTTCGCCCATCATCAATGCTCGCTTATCGTAGAGTGTGCCAAGGTAAGTCGAGATTTGTCCAAGAGGAATGTCTCTCTTGCCTTTTTTTCGCTTCTGCAATCATCTGAAATCCAAGATCCTGAGCCTCTACAATATTGTCCCAAAGTTTGTCTATGAGTTCTTGCTTTTTATCCGTCCTAAGCTGTGCAAATTCATCGGGTCTTTCGAGCTTAATATTTCTCACTGTGTTCGGAGAAACCCCGAATTTCCTGGCAGTTTCGCGTAAATTATCAGTTAGGACAAGGTGAGCACGAATTTGCTCTTTCAACTCATCCGTCAGCTTCTGCCCCTGCCTAGCCATTAATATCACCTCACGTTTTCTTCAAATAACAACAATAAGCCGACATTAAGACGGCGAATACGATGAGTAGTATAAATAGTGCTGTGTTCATACGTTATTATTCATCCTTTTATGCATTGGTTGTTTGATAAATAAATAGACTCTTTATCATGATGTTATATACAGGTTCGCCTCTGTGCTCTTCAGCATGGCAAATATCACATAATGTAATCAAATTGTCCGGTTCATTAGATCCTCCATCTTCACGATGGACAATATGATGTACATGCAGTTTTTGCTTTGATGAACACTTGCTGCATTTCTTGCCGTCTCTTTCTAAAATCTGCTGACGTAATTCGCTACTAATGGTTTTCTTCTTCGTTTTTTTTAACTTTAATTGTGTTGCTATATCCATGTTCTATCTTTACTTGACTAGAGCAATAATCCTTACCGCAACAAAAACGTTTATTGATGACATGAACAAACTTTCTGCAATAGTCGCATTGAATCACTGTTTTTAATTTTGCAGCCATCGCCATTATCACCACCAGTAGCATCATTGTTCGTGTCTATCGTTTTAAACACAAATTGCGGTCTGTATCCGGTAAAGAATGGCTTGTATGCTTTACTGCATCCTTCACACATGATTGTTGAGCAGAATGTGCATTTACTGGTGCTCATGGTTACCACTCCTTAAGCCAAATTCAGCGCTATCAGTGCGAGGATTAAATAGTATATGCTGTCGTGTTCTTTGCCCTGACGTTTGCTGTATGCAGATACCATAATGCATATCGCTGCTGCTATTCCACAAACTATTCTAATCACGATTCACCACTCCTTATATACATAAGCGTAGTATCTAAACCAATATCCTATTAGAGGACTTATGATGCTTATATCGTTTAGTATGATCTCAGCCATACTTAAACCTTCCTTCGGCCTCCGCTATCGCTAAGCGGATTCGGTCGATTCGGAGCATAAAAAAAATAATTCAAAAAAACTGTTGACTTTGTAATACAGATGGTGTATTATAAAGTCAACAGCAAGAGATAACGGAAAAATAAACAAAATGTGAAACCAATAAGCCGGAGATACCGGATGAGGCTGGAAGGATGATAATCATGACACTGATCGAAATGTTAAACAAAGCAAATGAAATAGCTATCGAGCACAAAGATAAGTACTATTACTTCGGCATACGCTATGAAGACCTTGACCGTGAGATTGGCGACGAGTGCGACTGGTCTAAAGACAATCCAGATCGAGAAGATGAGCGCGATTTCCCCGCCTACGGTACTGACGAATACGATGATCTCCCGACACTCGACGGCACATCTGCTTGGAGTCTTGACATTGACCGCGTTAACTATCTACCAGGCTACGGCAACCTCCGCGAATCTGACTTTGACAAAGATGCTGAGCGCCAGTTTAATACATACCATTGCTACGTTGTAGCCGGTAAAAAGTTGGGTCGGCACGATTGCCAGATGACGGAGAAATTTTAATCAAGGACGCTGTTGTGATTGGCAAACTTTTTTTTGAGGTGATCCAAATGCAAAAAATTCCCAAACTCGCAGGAGTTAACGAGGCCGCTGAAATACTAGGCTGGAAAAAACAAAAGATCGTTACCTACATCTCGCGCGGCGTTTTCCCTGAGCCTATACAGCGTTTAGCTTCCGGCCCGATCTGGACAAAAAAAACAAATAGAAGATTACCGCGACTCTCGCTCCTGAGGGTCGTTTTTTAATGCAAAAGAAGCGTCATACCTACCAGATCCACGGTAGCAGTATGCGCTTCTCTTTTGGTTGTCCGGCATGAACTAACCTAATATCATCATATCACGTTTTATCAAGCCGTTTCTGCCTTCTTTCTGCCTTTTGCTCGGTTACTTGTCCGGCTGCTGATTTTCATGATCCAATTATAGCTGTATCCAAGGTCATCGGCTATCTTATCGAGCGGTTGCCTCAATACGTCTCGCCGGAATGCTACTTGATATTCCAATCCATCAAACTCGCTCATTTTCTGCTCGATTTGTCGTTTGGTTTTCAACTTATGCTCCAGAATAGCCACAACGCCCAATAACTCCTCTTTCACATCGTCGTAAGATGTCAGCGCCCTGTCCAGTGGGATGCGGCTGTATTGGTCTGTTATGTAGCCACGGAAGCAGATTTTTCGTGCCGTGTTCATTTGAAATTCAAGATCCGATGCGCGGAGCTCCAAAATCTCAATTTCTTTGCATAAATCGTTGTACGTTGTCCTCCAATCAGTCATGCCGGATTCCTCCCTATGATTTACTTTTTAAACCATTTGTCTTTTAGCTCATGTTTATCTCCTTTTATGGAGTTTCCTTTATTAATTCCTCAGCTTTTGATTTACCTTCATCCGTTAACCATCCAAGGTCTAATGTTACGCCGTACTCATACCATCCTTTAGCGTCCCATTTTTCGAGAATTCTCCAAGCTCGTTTATGATTCATATAAAAGCCTGGTTCTTCAATCAAACGCCTCGGCCTTATTCTTTCTTTGCATTTTTGATAAACGTCGATGAGGAATTTCCTTTCGTCTTCCTTCATCCATTCCACTCCCTAAAAGATAAGCCTCGCTAATCCTTGACTGACGCATGTACGACATGTTACACTAAACACATCAAGTCGCACGTGCGACAATTGGAGGCGATGAAATGCTTACCGTTGAATATTATCAGAAGCGCATCAAGAAGGCTGAAGCCGATTTAAAAACTCTCGAGACTGTTGAGTTGAATTACAAATTTATTCTTATCGAATCTTTGAAAAATAAACTACAAGAATGGCATCAAGCGATTGAGGATCTACAAGATGAATCCGCTCGATGAAGTTATTACAGTCAGTGAAGCAGTTAATCTGACTGGATGGAATGTGCGCAAGATTCAGCGACTATGTAAGTCTGGCGACATCAAATCCCGTTATGCAAATGGTGTATGGTTGATACTTAAATCAAGCTTGTTAAAAGATGCTCACTCGTGAGTGTCTTTTTTATAAGCCTCGCTAAGTGTTATTGTTTAACGAGGTTGATGATTAAAACCTTATACGGCCCCCGCTGTCGCTGGATTATTCGGTCGATTCGATGGCCTGCGGCCTTATTTCATCAGTTTTTCGTAACACGCTTTGATTACTTTGGCATCATGCAATGCGTTATGCTTTTCTCCCGTCATTCCGGCAAACTCTTCGCGGTTTACGTCAGGATCTACGCCTTTTATCTTCATCAGCGTACAGATGTCAAACGGGATGTAATAAACGTTTTTCGGAATGTTGAATGCATGTCCAAATAATTGATTAAATAATACCCAATCATATGAAAGACAGTCTGACCACACTTCAACAGATTCGTACTGTTCAATCCATTCTGTCAACTTTCGCCGTATTTTTTCACTGTCTCCCAGATAGATTTCATCCGTATCCGTAACGTAGTAATAATTTTTACGGGAATTGTGAATGATCAAATTGTCGATTACGTTTTTCTGAATCCATTCGTCCACTTGATTCTTGTCGTAATCCGTGAGTTCTGCATAAAATGTTCGTCCATCCTCTGCAATCAATCCGATGCTTATAAGTGTCGTGTTTTGGTGAAGTCCAGTAAATTCGGTGTCAAAAAATACTTTCATTACGCCACCTGCCCATTAAGTTTATTCGGTCGATACGATGGCCTACGGCCTATTCCACCATTTCCCAATCTTCTGCCTGCATATCCGTTTGACTTGGGTTCCAACCTACGGTGATGCTACCATCCGCGCATTTCATGTCGATGTGTCCGTTTATTACTACCTCTGGATCGTCTCCTTCGCCCAAGTACCCGACGTGATCAAGCGCAGCGCCTCTAAGTTGGGATGATTTAACTTTTGTTCCCTCAACGTAATAGATGAACATGCCATTACCATTCCAACCTTCACGAGCGACTTTTGCCCCTCTTTTCAACGATTCCAATGCTTGTCCAAAGTTCACGTTTATTTCCCCCTATTTTGTTTTCTTGAGATTTTCGCTTGTTTATTTCTCTTTTTCCTCTGCTGTTTCGCCCAAGCTGACAATGGAGTCGGCCCTTTTATGTCTATATAACCTTCTTGATTTCCTCCGAGCGCTGTTCTCACTTCAGATTCAAACTCGTCAGGAACCGGAACATAGTAGTCTGGCGCAATATTAGCACGCATTAAATGCCCTGTGTCTACGTTCATCTACGCTACAGCTCCTTTATCTCCGAATACGGCTCTTTCAAGGGCTTCGAGTCTTTCTTCCACTGTCTTCGCCACCACTTCGCCATTAGGCTGCTGTGTTGGTATTTCGATGGGTCCGGCTTCGGGTAAATCGAGTGTCGGGACCTGAAACTGCTCACCTGTTACTGGCGCATCCACTTTGGGAGCAGAAATCCAATTGTGCTCAGGGTAGGTTGCAGTATCTTCGATACGAAACGAGCTCCCCCGATCTGTTTCTTGGTTCTGCGGATCTCCGGCAATGTGATTTTTCCGCGGAATCCATAAGGCTGTTCCAATGCC